CAACTGCGCGCGCAGGGCGTGCTCGAACCTGCGATCCCCGAAGGTCACTTCGGTACGGCCAAGGGCGAGCCGTTCAAGTCTGAACTGGCTGCACGGGGTCAGCGCAACAGGATCGCCCAAGCCAACAATATCAACCGGGAGAACCTGACCGCCGTCCAAGTCCCCGGCGGCTGGGCGCTGCGTGACGACACGCCGCCTGTGGCGGCTCCTGAACCTGCAGCTGCGCCTGCGGCGGAGGCTCCAGCCGAGGTCGCTACGGTCCCCGAGGGCCACTTCGGTTCGACGAAGGGTGGACCGTTCAAGTCTGAGCTGGCTGCGAGGGGTCAGCGCAACCGCGTTGCGTCGGCCAACAATATCAACCGGGAAAACCTCACCGCTGTGGAGGTCCCCGGCGGCTGGGCGCTGCGTGACGACACTCCCTCCGCACCGACGCCGACGCCAACCCGCAGACCCCGTGGAAGGCAGGGGCTGCGCACTAGGAGAGAGCCTGAAGCTGCACCCGAAACCGAGACGCAAGCTGAGCCTGAAGCTGCGGCGCAAGCCGCACCTGAAGCCAGAGAGGAGCCTGCCCGTGCCGTTCAAGAGCCAAGCGCAGAGACGCGCCCTGTACGCCAAAGACCCCGCGCTCGCGCGGGAGTTCGAGCGGAAGACGCCCAAAGGCAAGAAGCTGCCCAAGCGCGTGAAGCCGAAGAAGAAGCGGTAGCGCAGGCCCGCCGGGCCGAGATTGAGGCCGAACCCCTCACGGACACTGAGGTGTTCAACGATCACGTCCTCCAAGTCGAGACGGCTACCAGCGACGATGCGTTCGTGGAGAACTTGGCTCAGGTCATGTGGTGGGCCAAGAACGGCGGGAAGACCATCAAGGCCCGCGCGAAGGACTTCATCGCGCGCATCGAGCAGGACTCCGAGACCAAAGACCTCGTCGATCTGGCGCGGCGTCTGGAAGAAGCGCAGCGTGATGAGCTGGGGACCTCGGCCAAAGACCTGCTCGGCGCTGATCTGGACTATCAGATCATCGCCCAGACGATCCAAGACCTCAACAGCGGTAAGCTGGAGTACCTGACCTCGTCGATGCGCGGGAAGGTGGCTGCCGCGTGGAGGAAGATCAAAGCCTCCAATCCCCAGTATGGCGGCGAACCGCTGGCCAACTTCCTGAAGCCCAACTCGTTGGAGTTCTTCAACTTCGGCCCGCGTGATCCGCAGACGGATATCCGCCCCGTGGTGTCCGCCGAGACTGGCCGCACCAAGCTGTCCAGCTTCGACACGATCCTGAACCCCTTGCCCAAGGGGCGCGTGGAAATGCTCGCTCGGACGTTCGTGCGGGGGCTGGCGATCAAGCCCAAGCTTTCTATCGTCCGCAATGTGGAGGAACTCCAGCGGCGCAGCCCGGCGCTGTTCGCTGAGGCTGACGCCTCCCGCCCGCAGGGTGACTTCGCTGATCTGGCCCAGCGCGCCGCTGGTTACTCCTTCGGCGACGGCAAGGTTCTGGTCTTCTCGGACAATATCGAGAGTGCGGAGCAGCTGCGCGCTGTGCTGGCCCACGAGACGCTGGGTCACTTCGGTATGCGCGGGGTGGTCGGCGACGTACCGTTCAACAAACTCATGGCCTCGCTCTATGACGCGAGCGATTACATCCGCTTCCACGCGGACGCCGCCATGGACAGCCGCAAGATGAGCAAGGCTGAAGCGGTTGAGGAATACCTCGCCGACTATGCTGCGCGGCTGGAGACCAGCCTCATCTCTCGCGTCTGGAACATGCTGAAGAACGGGCTCAACAAGCTCGGCCTCAAGTTCGGAGACGACGCCGCCCGTTACCTCGTGTCCCAAGCGCGCCGGTATGTCCGCACCGGGCGCAGCGGGGACTTCTTCGTCAATTCCGACATCGCCCAGCGCATCTACAATATGGAGAGCGGGCTGGATGTTGAGGGTTCGGGCCGCTTCGCAATGGCTGACCCGAGACCGCTCTCGGCGCTTGGTCTGTTAGCCGGGGCTCTCAATGGCGACGCCCCCAGACTCTCGCGCGAAGGGCTGGTGTCCCGGTTCGACAATGTGAAAGAGCTGTACGACCGGGCTAAGAAGGACTTCTTCAGCCTGACCAACTACCGCTCACTCAAGAACCCGGGTGCTCGCAAGTTCTACGAAACCATCGTGAAGGCTGGTCGCACAGCCATGCGGATCAAGAACGACGCGAACGCCCTGATGGACAACTACCTCAATCCGCAACTGGAGCTGGGAGTTGTTCGGTTCGGAGACGGCACCACTAAGTCCCAGAAAGAAACTACCGATAGAATGCTGTACGCCGCACTGGGTTACGGTGCGACCAACTGGAAAATGCGCCCCGACGCCAAGCGCAAGCCGCTGGTGTTTGTGGAAGATGGCGTGGTGAAGCGGAATGAGGAGCGCATCGCGGAGCTGCGCAAGCAGGGGCGGCGCACCTTGGAGGAGTTCCGGGACGGGTTCTCTTACACGGTCTACGTGGACACCGTGATGGACGACGCCCAGCGCGCGAAACTGCGTGCGGAGCGGGATGCTGCGCTGGAGGGTGTGACAGACCAAGCCGAGCGCGACCAGATCACCAAGGATTACAAGGCGCGGATCGAAGCAGATAGCTACATGCGCCCGGATGAAGACGGCGGCACGTTCGCAGGCATCCCCGGACTCACTAAAGACAGCATGGAGTGGCGTAACTACCTTGCCGCTCGCGAAGCGCTGGAGGAAGTGGAAATCCAGCTGGTCGAGGCGCACTACAAAGCGCACCTGAAACTCATTGATAGCCAGCTCGAAGACATCAACGACGCCATGGGTCAGCGTATGACGAATGCTGACCGGGACTTCCTGCTGCGCATGAACGATAAGTACATTGAGATGTACACCGCCGACATGATTGTCGACGAAGACGGCAGCACCAGCATCAACCCCGACTCCATGGAGCGCGCCGACCAGTTCCTGCAGGACTTGAACCGTGCGCTGATCGCCAAAGAAGCCGCCGCAGCGGACGCAGAAGCTGCAAGGCGCAACGAGGCTGTGCTAGAGGCGTTCGACGCGTCTCAACACGACGACATCACCGCCAGCATTGAAGACTTCAAGACCCGCTTCCCTGAGCGGGAAAGCTCCTTCGTCATCCAGAACAAGCTCAAAGAGCTTGTGCTGTCTGAAATCTCCCGCAATGACGGGGCGTATGGTGCTGAGCGCTCTATCGGTACGGGCTACCTGCCCTTGGTGCGTGAGGGTCGCTTCGAAGCCCGCGTGCAGGCGGTGGATGTTAAGACCGGCAAGCCGATTGCTCTGAAAGAGTCTTTCCAGCGCCAGCTTTCCTACCACCAAGTCGAGGGTGTCGGCGAAGCTAAGCTGCTGGCGCAGCGCCTGAACGATTTGTTCGGAGACACCACTCACGAGGTTATCGGTGCTGACGGCAACACGTACACCGTCACGCTGCGCGCGCAGGCTTCGTCTGCGCTGGAAGGTATCGCCGCGCCTCCGCAGCTTAACCTCAACGAGTTCATCATTGGTCTGCGCCGGTTCGCCATCAACCTAGAACCTGAGAAAATGAAGCGGGTCGTACAGGAGCTGACCGAGCAAAACAGCCGGGCGCGTAACCGGCTGCAGCGCCAGTTTGTCTCCGGTGCAGAGACCGATGGCGCTAAGGCGACCGCGCAGCACATCGAGTCACGGGCTTCAACTATCGCCAAAACCCTCATGCGTCCCGAGCTGGACCAGCTGATGAACCTGTCGAACCCCAAGAGCCGCAAGCTCTGGTACGGTGACGAGGAGCGGCTGGCCAAGCTGAAGCGGGACTACGACGGCGTGATGGCGGACCCCGCCAGCAATGACGCTGCGCGCAAAGAAGCGCGCCGGGCGTACGAGACCTACCGCTACCAGATGCGCGAGACGGTCCAAGACGGCGTGAATATGGGCAACAAGTTCCACACGGAAGCCGCCCGCACTCTGTCTTTCCTTGAGAGCCAGAGAAATCTGGACGAGACCGACTTGGCTTCCGGTGATCTGGCGTCCAAGCTGCGTGCGGCCACATCCATGGCTCAGCTGGGTGCTTCACCCGCTACGGCGGCTCTGAACATCGTGGCCCTCGCCACCAACACGGCGCACTACCTCGCCTCCTACAATAAGCGCAACGGGTTCGGCGGTGGTTTCGGGTATGGTCCGTCTACGCTGGCGCTCACCAAGGCGATGTCTCAGGTGGGTGCGCCGGGTGTTCTGAACGGTGATCTGGAGACCGCAGACTACTACAGCAGGCTGGCGACCGACGAGGCAGCCGCTAAGAAGGCCGGTCTCACGACCGACGAGGCTAAGTTCCTCGCTGACCAAATCCGCGATGGCGTGGCGGTTCCGGCGCTGTCCAACTCACTGATCGCCTCTGCTCGCGGGCGGCTTACTACGGCGTCATACCAAAAGCTGCTTGATGGCTGGATGGGTATGTTCAACAGGACGGAGAGTGCGTCTCGCCGCACCGCGCTTCTGGCTGCGTACCGGCTTCAGTACGACCGCAGCATCCAGAGCGGCAAGCCCCCGGAACAGGCGGTTCGCGACGCGACCGACTTCGCTGTGCGCGCTGCCGAGGAGACCCTCGGAGAGTACTCTGTGATGAACCGCCCGGCTATGTGGCGCGGCGGCATCCAACAGTTCGCCTTTATGTACCAAGTCTTCCCGACCATGTCGGTCCAGTTGCTGCAAAACTTGGATCGTAAAGGCCAGCTTGTGATGATGGCTGGACTCTTGGCCCTCTCAGGGGTGGCGGGCCTGCCGTTTGCAGAAGACATCGAAGACATTGTGGACACCATCTCCTCTATGCTGGGTCTGAGAACACCCAGCATCCGGTTGGAGATGGCCAAGGCGCTGGATGAGATGCTCCCCGGTATCTCCCCCGTAGTGCTGACGGGTCTGGCGAACTCGTTCTTCCCGGGCGATCTCGGTGCGCGTACGTCACTGGGTAACCTGCTGCCCGCCACGGGCATCTTCCTGCCGGGCGCTGACGTGGGTCGTGAGCTGCTGGATATCGTCGGTCCTATCGGTGGGTTCGCACAGGCCTCACTTGCCACCACCGGGGCGGCGGCGGGCTGGGCGGCGTATGCGGCGGGCGTCTCTCCGAGACCTGCGAGCCTTGAGGCCATCGTTCGTAATATGCCGGTCACGATGTTCCGCGCATGGGGTGACGCCTACGCCTACACCCAGAGCGGCGCTGTGATCGACCGGCGTGGCTACGTCATCACTGAAGACATGAACGCCATGACCGTCATGGCCCGCGCTCTAGGCTTCTTCCCGGGAGCCGCCTCGGACGAGTACGGTACGATCCGGGTTGCTCAGCGTATCGGGAACATGCAGCGCGACGTAGCCGCAACATTCTACAACGCGTATGTACAAGCCCGCCTGCGCGGCGACATGGCTCAGGCCAACCAAGTGCTGCGTGAAGTGCGCCAGTGGAACCAACAATCGCGTGGTTCCGGTATGGAGATCAGGAACTTCCAAGCCAACGCTGTCCGCCGCTTCCGCGAAGCGCAGCGCCCGGCTTCTGAGCGGACGATCCGCTCAGCGCCGAGGAACCTGCAGGAAACCTACGAGACTGCAGCAGAGTTGCTGGGGTATTAACGCCCGCGACGGGCGGTGATGTCGATCACGTCATCCATGAGCAGGTTGTCCTGCTCACGTTCTATACCTTCAAGCAGGCTCTCCAGACGCGGGTGGTTCATATCCACGCCGATCACGTAGCACTGCGGAGGTGAGAGCGGGGTGTGCTTGCCGAGCGACGCCTTGGAGGTCGGCGGGGTTTTGTTCATGCCGTCCTCAGTAATCTGTTCGACAAACTCACGCGGGTTCCCACCCTGCTCGGCGAACCACTTACGGAAGTTCGAGCGCTCCAGCAGGATCGTACCACCCACTAGCTTGTCTGAGTTCTTCCTGCGGTAGCCGTCAATGCGCACCCAAATCGGACCTCTTGGCAGGTTGTCGTAGTTAGCAGGCTGCGGTTCTTTGCCCGGCTGGTGGTGTACCACCAACGTGTTGGCCAGATGCTCGTTGATGTAGCGGGCCAGCAGATCGAAATTGTCTTGGTGGTTGTCGGTCACCACGTCACGCATCGTATCCAGCTGGCCTATGGCCCAGCCCATGGCGTTCTTGGACCCGAAGGCAGTTATGCCCCAGTCGTAAGTGAGGCCGAGACACAGCTCGACCAATACAAGAGTCGCCTCCCAGTAGCGCTCAACACCGTCAAACTGCTTGCCGTGTCTTTCAGGGAACTCGTCCGTGACTTTCTGGATCATCGCCCGGCAGGCTGACTCGCCCAGCTCCATGATACGAGTGATGAAGTCCCGGCCAGCATGTCCGTAGTTGGTGGTGAACAGGTGGTAGAGCTTGCGCCCGGCGTCCGAACCCTTGCTGAATACAGGCGAGGGGGCCACTCTCAGTTCCAGCAGGCGGGCCAGCTGGGCGTCCGTCTCAGCACCACGGGACAACAGCTTGGCGGATACCGCCTTGTTCGTTGAGAGGGTGGAGAGCAACGCCCACTCCTTGGGGGCCCGCTCCTCAGCAGAGCGCGTGAGGCGCGCCTTGTCCCGCCCTTGGCTGACCCAGTACAGGTAGTCGCCGATGTCCCTGTCGGTCATCTGAGTGGCTTCGTCGATGGTCATGGGCAGGTTGCCCGCCAGACCGAAGCGGTTGAACAGCGAGTTCGCCGTGAACTTGGACTGGAAGTGCAGCTTCTCTGGGTCTCCCCACACCGATTGCTGCATCAGCTGAGCCAGAGACTTACCCGTGCCTGACGGCCCGTACAGAGAGACTGTAGCACCCTTGAGACCGGTGAACTGCATCAGCACCGAAGCAAAAGCGAGCCCGATGGAGAACTGGTGGGCATACAGCTTGCCCTTGCAAAGTACAGCCGTCCCAGCTTTCCAAGTATCGTAACTACCCTGCACTGTGTACATGTCGCTACCGGCCCGGCTTACATGAGTCGCCAGCCGAATGGTGTCTTTGCTGACGCTGCCGTCGTCAGCGTAGCGGAATAGGTCATCCCCGAGGACAAAGACTTTGTTGTCCTCTTTCCACCCCATGGTGGCGTAGTGGTTTGTCATCGCCTGCGACTTGCGCAGTTCATTCATATATGAGCGAAGCATTATCTGAAAATACTCCGTCTGTTTCTTGGACTCCAGCACAATGCCTTGGTCTGCTATAGCGTTCACGAACTCGCGGTACGTACCATCAGCTAAGTACGCCTGCCGAAAAGTCAGCACCTTCCACCCGGCATGGGGCCGGTCCCACATGAACTGGGCGACCTCATACCCCAGATGCTCGTCATAGCCATAGCCCAGCGGGTAAAGGTCGAACGGTGCGATGGTGATCTGCACATCGTCTATAGTCGCCATGATGCCCTTATCAGTACGGCTGAAGGGCTTGGGCAGCGGGAGCATTGTCACCGCCTCTTTAGGCGCGCTCTGGCTGGTGTCGATCTCTTGGTGGCGTACGCCGAGGGCGGCGGGGCTGGTGATCTTGCCAGCCAGCGGGCAGCCCTTGCACCCGGCAGGACGTTCCGCCTCGAACTTGGAGCAGGTCGTCGGCCCTGTAGCGCGCGCCCGCCACTGGTTCAACTTGGCCAGCGTCGTCGTCTCTGAGTAGCCGGGGTGGTTCTCGCTCCACCGGGTGGCGGTTTCTTCAGGGTTCTCGCAGAACGCAGCTACGCCCATCAGGGCGTACCAGAGGGGCTCCGGCACGGACTCTTGGTTCTCGACCGCCCACTTCACCTGCGCACACTTGTTGACGATCAGGCTGCCTATAGCGGGCGGGAAGTCAGCCTGCACTGCGAGGCTGTCGCGCAGGCTGCTGGTCTTAGACTTCGTCACCGCCGTCGAGGGTACATAGTAGTAGGACAGCGCCTTGCGCACCGCCTCCACCGTGGTGTCGCCGCCATCCAGCAACACCTTCACGGGCTTGGGTCGCGTCGGGTCTTTGTAATTGTAAGTGCCTACGGGGCGCAGGACCGCCGAGGCGTCCGCCGTCTTGCCCAGATCAATCTCAAACCTGTTCGAGGTTGCGGCCTCCTTCATGGCGCGGGCCAGCGGGGACCACTCGTCCCGCGTCAGGTCGCGCTCCAGAACCCAGTAGACGTGCAGGCCGTTGCCGGACCGCACGATCAGGGGCTTGGGCAGCTTGAGCTTATCTATGAAAGCGCCGAGGGCTTTAAGACCCTCTTTCCAAGAGGCGTAGGGCTTGCCCTCCCCGCAGTCCACGTCGATGGTGATTACGCGGACCGCTTCTACATTCGTGTTTCGCCGACTGCTGTCATCCGAAAAACTGGAGATGGCAAAGTATGTATCCTGCCCCCGCTGGTCTATCGCCAGCAGCTCATTGACCAGATCAGCGATGTCGCTGAAGAACCGATTACGCTTACCGGTCAGGGTAAACCCGCAGTAAGTCCCTCTGGAAGGCAGGACACGTTGAAGAAAACCCAACGTATCCATGTGTCACGCCCTGCTCTGACTATGAGGGGGAGGGTCTCGCCCTCCCCCGTCTTATTGATGTTACTCGGTCTCGGTCAGCAGCTCAAGGAGAGCCTCCAACCGTTCCTCCCCCGCGAGCTGCTGCGCGCCCATTACGGGCCACTTGTTCTCCTTCAGCAGCGGTAGCACTTGGCGGAGTACGGACTTCACCCGCTTCTCGTTAGAGCGCCGGATGGGTCCCCCCTCCACCCACTTGTAGTAGGTGGCGCGTGATACCCCGAGCAGTTTGCACATATCCTTGATAGACAGCAGCATCCGCTCGCGCACCAACTCCACCTTCTCGAAATCGAGCGTGGACTCAGTCATCGTCGTCATCTCCAAGCAGCGCCTCAATCTCATCGGCGAGGCTGGATACGTCGTCGTCAACCTCAGCCGCCGCCTTAGGCTCCGGCTTGGGTTCCGGCTTAGGCTTAGGCTTAGCGGCGGGCTTAGCCGCCTTGGCGGCTCCGAAACCGCGCTTGGGTGCGGCGGGTTCTTCAGCCACGGGCTCCGGCTCCGGTTCCGGTTCCGGTTCCGGCTCAGGAGCGGGCTTCGCCTTGACCGCCGCTTTGCGCGGCTGGGTCGGCTCCGCCACGGTGTCGGGCTGCTTCTCGCCGGTGATCTCCAGAACCTCGTCGGTTCCGAACAGCTCCTCCACAACAGCGTAGGTGTCTTCATCGAGGAAGCCGCCGAAACCGAACTTCAGCTTGGGGAAGGAGGCGTCGGTATCAAAGCCGACCCGGGTCTTGACCACCTCAGCAGGGATGCCGCGCATGGACAGCTCTTTGTGGTAGGCGTTAAGGCCTTTCAGAGCGGCGGGGGTAACCTGCAACAGGTACACAGGACCGCTGGGGTCTTCGGCAGCCACGACGGCGAGGCGCTTCTGGTCGGTGCAGGCCTTCAGCTGTTGACCCTGCGGGCCGATCTTGGAACCCCAAGCGTTATGGGGGCACGAGGCGCACAGATCATTCTGCGGGGTCTCGCTTTCCGGGTGGGGGCGGACACCGTCCAGAGAGTAGCAGTCCGGGGCCGTCGGCTCGGCGTCCTTGTCCCACGCCTTGGCGTAGTAGGTCTTAGAGAGCCTCGGGTTGGCTCCCACGATCACCACGTCCAGCGTGGTGCTGTCGAGCACGGTCTCAGTACCGTCTTCCACAATGCGGAAGCGACCGCCCTTGATCGAGATGCGCGGGAACGAGGCCCCGCCCGAAATACCAGAGGCGATGTTCTGAGACAGCGCCGAAGGCTGACCCACCTTAGAGGTCAGGTGGGCGGGGACTTGGACGTTGGTCGGGATCAGGTTGCTCATGGGGTTTCTCCTGTTGAGCGGTTAAAAATCGAAGCGGAGTTGGGCCGTCTCTCTGGCGATCAACTCCTTGACGCCATCGAGGTCAGACGCGAAGGACGCACGCACTTCAGGATCATACGAAGCACCAGCCTTCTTCATCGTGCTGACGACATACCCGTTGTTGATAGGTGTTACAGTTATCACGCCGAACCCCATGGGGTTGGTCGCCACATCAAGCGGGAAAGTCTGTGTTATGGGGGATGTGACGACCCCCCTACCAATACCGAGGGCTCTGAGAATACTGCGCATGTTACCTCGCTGTGGGCTTGCGGATGTTGATACCGAGCTTGGTGCCGTACTTCACGCCGGGAGGCACCTCGTTGGTGGCCTCGATGTAGCCGCGCACTGCGGTCTTGTTCACGCGCTTCTCCAGCATGTCGTAGGCCTCCTGCTCACGGATAAAGTCCAGCGTCGCATCCCAGTTCTCCACGCTGGCGAAGTCCGTGGTGGTCAGGAACGCCGTGCCGTACTGAGATTTGAATGACGTCAGACCGTCCGCATCGAGCTTGGTCTTCAGCCATGCCTCCAGCTTGGCCATAGCGGTCTTGATGTCGTCAACGCGCTGCTTCGTCTCAGCCTCCACCGCCTCCTTCTGAGACCGTAGCTTCATATACTTCTTAATTACAGCATCCACTGTCACAGTCATAGGTCACTCCGTTTCCTTTTTGATTAAGTCCAGCAGCAAGCCCTGTACTTTCTGCTTGTTGGCCAGACGTTGGTACATTTTGTACTCTAACTCCGTCGCTTCTATGTGGACGACGTTGCTCACATGCTTCTTGCCGATCCGCTCTACGCGACCATTAGCCTGAACATATTGCTCGTTGCTTGTGATGGGTCCGTACCAGATGATCGTCGATGCTGCAGTGAGAGTAAGTCCGTGGGCCATAGTGGCCGGGTGTGCGATCAGAACCTTCGGGTCCTTGTTGTTCTGGAAGTCGTAGAAAATCTTGTCGCGCTTGGCGCGCGGCACTGCGCCATTCACCACGCCGACAGACCAGTGCTTGGACAGCTCACGCTCCAGCATGTTGAGGGTACCGGTCAGCGGCACGAAGACGATAGTCTTCTCACCGGCTTCCTCGATAACCTCCTTGACGGCTTTCACCCGTGGTGTGCAGTCGATCTCAAAATCCTGCCCGTCGTCGGTGTACGCCACGCCGCAAGCAATCTGGATTAGTTTCTGAAGCTTCACCGCCTCGTTGACTGCGCTGATAGCGGTGTCGCCCTGCGTCACCTCGATCACCAGCCTGCGCAGCATCGTCCCATAGTGGTCCTTCTGTTCCTTCGTCAGATCAACCTTACGGGTCTGGACCACGGTGTCGGGCAAGTCGAAGCACTCGTCCCTGACGTAACACACAGCCGGTTGTAATATGTTCTTGACGATGTCCGCGCTCTCCGTGCGCGGCACGTATCGGTACTGGCCGACCTTCATCATGACCTGCTCGCGGAAGGCGGTGTACGTGGGTGGTACGTACGGGTTCTCCACAAGCTGGGCCAAAGTCCAAGCGTCCGTCGGCTCGTTCGGCGTAGGTGTCCCGGTCAGCAGCCACAGTCGGGTCTGCGGGTTCTTGTCCATCCACTTCTTGAAGTACTTGTATCGGTTGGTGGATGGGTTGCGCAGCACCGCCGCCTCGTCGACGATCACGAGGTCGAACTTACCCATGGCGTCGTCGGCGATGATGTTGAACCCGTCGTGGTTTATGATGTAGAAGTCCGCCTCGGTGTTGAGCAGCTTCTTGCGCCGCGCTGCGGTCCCGTACAGAACCACGTGCTTGCGGTGGTAGAACTGCTTGAACACAGCATCACCCCACACCCGCTCCAGCGTTGAGAGCGGCGACAAGATCAGCACCTTCTTCACCTTACCGACCTTCATCAGGTAGTCGGCAGCCCACAGTGCGCTCTGGGTTTTGCCAGTGCCGATCTGGTTAAGCACCAAGCACTTCTTGTTTACGGTCAGAAAAGCGGCGGTCAGCCGCTGGTGTTCATAGGGCGTGAACTGCCCGGGCCACTGGTAGTAATGGAGGATCGGCGACGGGGCCGGAATGCCCAGCGCGCGCAGTTTCTCCACCGCGCCCACCTTATGGGCACAACGACCAAGTCCTTGCCACGAAACGCCAGCGGCTTGGCCGACGGGATCGTCTCAAGCACCCGGCTAGGGTTCTTCAGCTTGAGCGCCAGCGCCTTGGCTTTGGGAAAAACGATCACGAATGTACTCCCTTACTTCCTCAATGGTCTCGTTGTCGTAGACGAGGAAGCACTTGCCTCCCGCTGCCTCGATGTCCCGCATACACTTCATCTGAAGCGCCGTGGGCTTCTTGGTTTTGTCCGCCTTGCACTCGACTCCCACGAACAGACCAGCGACAACCGCCACCCGGTCGGGGATGCCTGCCACGCCGTGCGGACCAGCTTGCGGGCAGTAATACCAAACACCTTCGGCTTTGAGCATCTTGTCGAGACGAGCTTTGATGCGGCCCTCGGGCGTCGCAGCCATAACTATACCCCCGTGTAAGGTATGTCAATTATTATTTTGAATACTCGCAGAATGATCTGCACGGACACCAGTTGCACAGACCGCTCGGCTTGGCGGGCCAGTTGTCATGTTCCAGCGAGGCCTCGATCCGGCTGACCTTGGAAAGCACCTTCTCCAGCAGGGCTGGAACGTCGTCGCGTGAGTAGTTCTCGCTGTCCAGCTTCATGTCCTTGAGCCAGATGAAGGCAGCCTTTACGCGCTCGATCTCGGGGTAATGCTTGAAGACCTGCAGGGCGAACAGCTCCAGCTGGTCGAAGTCGGGGCGGCGCTTGCCGGTCTTCCAATCGTAGACCTGCGCCTTGTTGCCGTGACGCACCAACACGTCCAGCTTTGACCTGAGCCATGCGTCGTGGTCCCACCAGCCGGTGGGTTCGAGGTCGGCGTTGAGGGTCATCTCCTCCTCAACGGTCAGGACAGCGTCTTCAGGCAGCTTCTCCAGTCGGGAGCAGAGGGCCTCGTACCGCCGGGCCTCTTGGGAGAGCGGCTCCCCCTTACCCAAGCGGTCTTCGAGAGCCTTGTGGATACGCTCACCATAGGCGGTGACGGCGTTGCCCTCATCGCGCACAGACTTCTCCACCCGCTGGTGAAAATAGTTCTTGGGGCAGTTGTCGTAGAGCTTGAGCGCGGAGTGAGAGTGGGAGAGCTTCGTCATCTTTGGCGTCCCAGCTTGGGTGGATGTCCGTTCCTCATGTTGGAGGTGACGCCGTAGATGATCCCGGATCGGCCCTTGGACTCCGGGCCCACCACCTCAATTCCGGTGAACACGTTGTCGTAGCCCCGGGCCGCCCAGTACGCGCGCACTTTACGGGCGAGATCACGCGCACCCTCGTGGGTAGACCAGTCCTTCATTTCACTTCTCCATAGTTAATGCCGACGTCTGCCTCGCAAGCGACGGGGAGGCCCGGGGCCCAGCTTGGGGGCGTAGACATAACCTTGGTGACATACTCTTTGCATGCTTCGGCCTCGGTCTCAGGTACGACGCACACCACCTCGTCGTGGACCTGCAGCGCCACGGGGTAGCGCCGGCCGATACGAACCATCTGCTCAGATACCACGATACGCGCTGCAGCCTGCACGTAATTCTCGACGAGCTTGCCTCCGTATATCTTGGTCCACACCAACTCCTCGCCCTCACCGGCCAGCTTATCGCGAACATGTTTACGGTAAACCCGTGGGTCGTTGATATATTCGTACCCACTCGGCCGCTGGCGAAGCGCCGGGTAGCGCAGCCGCATGCCGTTGGGCAGGATAATACCCTGTTCGTCGTAGGTTATGTCGTCGGTGATCCGCCCGCTCTGCCCATTCATAAGCGGCCCGAGAACGTGGTTGAAGCGGTTCCACAGGGCGGCGATGCGGTGGTACTTGTTGCGATACAGGCGTACGATCTTCTCCGCCTCGGAGTCTTCGAGCTCCACCGACAACGCCCCGCTCGCCAGCGTGTTGCGAAACTTGGTTGCACCCATGCCGTACCCCAGTCCCAATATGCAGGTCTTACCCACGAACCGCTCCACCTTGTCGGCCTTGGTTATGGGGCGCTGGTAAACGTCGCTGGCGAACTCGCAATACACGTCCCGGCCCTCGGCGAAAGCCTCCACGAGGTCGTCCTGCCCAGCCAAGTACGCCACCATGCGCGCCTCGATCTGGCTGGAGTCACATGCCACGACGACGTGTCCGTCGGGGGCGGCGAGCGAGCGCCGCAGAGCCCCGCCTCGGGGTAGGTTCTGTAAGTTGATCTTGCTCCCCGAGCCCCCGCTGAACCGACCTGTATGCGCCCCGTAATAACTGAGGTGCACCGGCAGCGGTCCCCGGTCAGCAATTTCCAGCAACCTGTTAGCACGTGTTTCCTCGATGGTGCTCTTGGTTCCCAGACGCGCCTCCACTACGGCGCGCACCGCTGCCTTGGGGTGCTCGGTCAGGGCGGTAAACTCGGTGTCTGTCTTGGCGAAAGCGAACGTCTGCTTACCCGTCGTAGGGCTGGTCTTCATAGGGGGCTCCACCCCCAGCGAGCGCAGAAGATCAGCAAACTTGTTGTTGGACATGAGGATTTTCTTGGCGCGATCTTCCCCACCCAGCTTGGCGAGCAGCCGCTCCTTACGGTCTTGAATGTCGGCGAGGTGCTGCTCCAATACGCCAGCGTCTATGACGAACTTGGG